CTAAGTGGCATAACCCACAGATTGTCTGGCAGTGGTTCGACGGTACGGCTTTCCAGTGGCGGTACATGCCCCCTCAATGGGGGTATGTGCCGCGGCACCCTGCATATTATATATGCTAATTGGTGTGTTGGGTGTTTTGGTTTGTTGGTGTTGTTTTGTGTTGGGTGTGGTGTCCGCCCTGGGTTCCCTCCGCCAGTTTCGGTTGGTCGCCGCTAGCAGGTAGCTTTGTGTGCTAGGCCGCAGCCAGTTAAGGACATGCGGCGGCTGCCCCTCTGACGGGCGATCTCCCGATGGCTGGTCGGGGCACAACGTCTTGACCGGGTTGTGTGCGGTGCTGGTACTGTAGTGGCATCGTTTGGAGATTGCAACTTGGAGGTTGTTATGTTGTTGGATTGTTTTCGGAGGGTTGGTGTGGTTCATCCTCGTAAGCTTGAGTTGTTGATGAATGAGAGTCCTGATTTTTGGGATAGGTGGGATGATGAGTTTGATTGGGGCGAAGGTTCGGATGTTCCAATTGTTAGTTCGTGCGATTTGGAAAGCTCGGAGGAGTGCGATTCGTGCCAGTGAATGTCCTGTAGGGTACCCTGAGTGGTGTATTTGTAAGGTGTGTAATGGTTGATCGTATGATTGTTACTCGTGATGGTTGGGGTGCTCGGCCTCCGAAGCGTCCGTTTTCTCCTCGGTGGCGTAAGACGCAGGGGATTGTGATTCATCATTCTGGTGTGAAGAATGGGCCGCATGGTCCGGCTGCGTTGCGTCAGTTTGAGCGTACTCATATGGATGTGCGTGGTTGGAATGCTATTGCTTACAATTGGCTTGTTGATGAGGATGGGGTTGTTTATTACGGGCGTGGGCCTGGTGTTGTTGGTGGCGCTACTCGTGGTTGGAACTCTCGTACTGAGTCTGTTTGTTATACGGGGTGGGGTTCTGATCCGTTGCCTGAGGCTGCTCGTGAGTCGTTGCGTTGGGTTGTGAATTATTTGCAGCACTTGTATAAGTCGGATTTGTGGGTAAAACGTCACCGTGATTTTGCTGCTACTGCTTGTCCTGGTGATTGGTTAGCTGATTGGGTTAGCGAAGGAATGCCTCCGTCTTCTTCCGTTGATTTTGCTGCGGTTATTGTTTATTTGAATGCGTTGAGTCGGCAGGTTGAAAATAGGTATTTGTCTCGTTGGCGTCGTTCTCGTGGTGATGCTGTAAAAGTTGTGCAAGAACGTTTGAAATTTCATGGGTTTAATCCTGGGCCGATTGATGGTTTGTTTGGTTCTAAGACGCATGGCGCGGTTCAGGCGTTTCAGGCTTTTGCGGGGTTGAAAGTTAATGGCCGTGTGGGTAAAGATGTGTGGGATTTGTTAATGACAAATATGTAAGGAGTTGTAATGAAGAAGCCAGTTAAGCCTGTGAAGAAGGTTCCGAAGGGTTTGATGAATCCGAAGGCGGCGAAGGGTGCTGCTGCGTCTAGTAAGAAGGGCGCGAATCGCAATTCGAAGGCGAACCGTCCGGTGCCGATGAAGAAAAGCGGTCGGCGGCGCTGATGGCTAAAGGGTTGTACGCGAACATTCACGCGAAACGTAAGCGGATTAAGTCTGGTTCGGGTGAGCGTATGCGAAAGCCTGGGTCGAAGGGTGCTCCGACTGCGAAGGCGTTTAAGCAGTCGGCTAAGACTCGAAAGAAACGATAATGGCTGAAAAAAAGAAAGATTCTAAACTTGCTCGGGCTGGGGTGTCTGGCTATAACAAGCCAAAGCGTACGCCGAATCATCCAAAGAAATCTCATGTTGTTGTTGCCCGAAATAAGTCAGGTGAAACAAAGTTGATTCGTTTTGGGCAGCAGGGTGTTAAAGGTGCCGGTAAAAATCCTCAGTCGGCTAAAGATAAGGCTCGTAAGAAGTCGTATTATGCTCGGCATAACGCTCAGGACAGTAAGCCTGATATTCTTTCGGCGCGTTACTGGTCACATAAGGTGAAGTGGTAATGGCACCGCGGCGTTCTAAATCACCTGGCAAAACAGCAAAGGCGATGAACAAAAATCCTGCGCAACGCAAGAAACACAATGCGCGTAATGCAAAATACCACGATACGCCGCAACGTCGCGAATATCGTGCAGAACTAGCGCGAGGCCGTCGCGCTAAAGGGATGATGGGTAAGGGTGGCCCTGACCTTCATCACAGCAAAAACGGCAAACTTGTCAAAAAGTCAGTAAAACAAAACCGGGGCCGCAAAAAATAAGAGGCCCGTATGCCTTCTGGCAAGCACACAAATATAGACGACTGGGTTAAATACTTGATCCTTCGACGCGGCGGCGAATCAATGCGCCAATCCGCAATCAAGGCAGGAGTTAACTACCATTCAGCTCGTGATAACGAATCAGGCCGGACATCTACTCGTGCATGGCAGCAAGCCAAAGAACAAGTAGACAAGATTGGTACTTCAACAATCCCCAAGTACGACGAGTTATCCCCAGAAGCCGCCGAAGCATACAACAACATCGAAGCATTCGCGCTCAGATACTTCGGTATTATTTTGCAGCCTTGGCAAATTGAAGCAACCGAACAAGTAAACGCGCTACTAAACACGCCGCAAGAAGAATACATTGTAATAAACGCACCACCAGGCTCAGGAAAATCCACGTTTTTCGCGAAAGTTCTCCCTGCTTGGGCGACGGTACGCAACCGCGCGCTGCGCGGAATGATTGGTTCATCCACCCAGCGCCTTGCAGAATGGTACACACGCCGTTTGCGTGCAGAATTTGAACGAGAACACGTTGCCCGTGCAGAACTTAACGACCAAAAAATTGGCATTGCTGTTGATGCAATACGCACAATGCAACAAGATTACGGCGCGTTTAAACCTGACGCTAAAGAAATTTGGCGTGCCGAAGCATTTACTATTTTGCAACCAGACGATCAGCCGTTGTCGCAAAAAGAACCAACGTGGTCTGCATTCGGAATGGACTCTGGGTTTCTCGGTGGCCGATTTGATCTTGTTATTTGGGACGACGTTTGGGATCCACGCAAAATGCGTAACTCTGAATCGCGTTCTGATATGTACCGCTGGTGGGATGAGGTAGCTGAAACAAGATTAGAACCTGGCGGATTGCTTGTTTTGAACGGACAACGCATGTCGTCGGACGATATTTATAGATACGCCCTAGACAAAGTGGCTCCCATAGACGAAGATGACGAACCCGCGGGAATGGTGTCAGAGGAGAACTCTGAACAAGACGCCTCCAAGTCTGTAGAAACACCCTCGGTTGCCGAAGTCCGTCCGGTCCCCCCCATAGGGGGGGTGGACCGGACGGACTTGTCTGGGCAAGAACAAAAATATCATCATTTAAAATATAAAGTCCACTATGAAAATAAATGTGAAGGTAATCATTCTTTAGATTCTAAACCGTGGCCTGATGGTTGTTTGTTATATCCACGACGTTTGCCGTGGAGAAAAATTAGACACATACAAGCTCAGACACCTGACCGTTATGAAATTCTTTACCAGCAAGAGGATGCTGATCCCTCGGCGGTGCTGGTAGACCCACTTTGGATTTCCGGTGGCGTAGGCCGCGACGGAGTTCATCATGTAGGTTGTTGGGACAACGAAAGAGACTTGTGGGAACTCCCACCGTACTTGCCGTCTGATCCTGTCATTATTGCTTCTGCTGACCCAAGCCCAGCAAATTTTTGGGCTTTGCAATGTTGGGCATACGTCGAAGACAGCGAATATCGTTATCTTTTAGAGTCGTACCGTCGCAAGATGGACGCTCCTTCATTTTTAGATTGGAACCATGAACATCAAAGTTTTACCGGCATCGCAGAGGATTGGTGGCAGATATCAAACGATTTGGGGTATCCGATCCAATACTGGATTGTTGAAGCAAACGCAGCGCAGAAATTTATTTTGCAATATGACCATTTTCGTAGATGGGCTTCGTTGCGCAATGTTGAACTTGTGCCGCATTACACGCATTCAAAAAACAAAGGCGACCCTAAATACGGAGTACAAATGTTGGCTCCCATCTACCGTGCGGGCCGAGTACGACTCCCAGGTAAACAAGGCACTTCTGCAAGGCCACATTCGCTACTTCTTGTAAACGAAGTAACAAAATGGAATCCTGAAGGCACAGGGGCTAGAACTGACGATTGTGTTATGGCACAATGGTTTATGGAGCATAATCTTGAAAAGATTTATACTCCGTCTATGGCTGACGTTCCACAACAGTGGCGACCTTCTTGGCTACAAGGATAACGTGTATGAAATCTGTTGAAGAAATCGTTGACCTGTATTACAACAGGTCGCAAAATCATGCTGGTGTGAAGTCGCGTATGCGGCATATTCGCGATCATTACAACGGTGACGTTGTGGTGCCGTTGCCGGAGATCGACACTACTGAGTCTGCTGCTGTTGCAAACTTGTTGGCGCAAGGGTTGGATCAGACTGCTATGCGTGTGTCCTCGGTGCTGCCTGACATTGTGTGCCCTCCTGCTGACGATACGTCAAAGCAGTCTCGTAAACATGCGCAGATCCGTCGTAAGGCAATGTTTGGTTGGTGGCAAAATTCGACTATTGATTTGCAGTTAGCTAAACGTGCTCGTCATCTAATTGGTTATTCACAAAGTGTTACGCAGTTGCGGTTTGATCCAAAGAAGGGCGTGCCAACGTGGCATTGTCGTGACCCACTGACAGCGTTCCCGTCAAATCTGCGTGGCGTGGAAGACATGACGCCTGCCGACTGCGTGTTTGGTTACGAACGTTCTTACGGTTGGATTCAACGGTTCTACCCTGAAGCGGCGTTGCGGTTTGCTGGCGGCACAAAAGATGCGCCTTACGAAACAGATCAGCCGATCGAAATGATCGAATATGTTGACCATGAAGAAACAGTGTTGTTGGCTGTTCGTAACCCGCAGACGCATGGCTTTCAGCAAAACGACGGCGGTCCGGTAATCGCGGAGCTTGAGCGTGTACCGAACCTGATCGGGAAGTGTCCGGTTGTTGTGTCGAACCGGATTTCGTTGGACGAGTCCCGAGGCCAGTTCGACGGCATCCTTGGCATGTATCAGC